CACCTCGATATTTCATGATTAGATTATGGTTATCTTTTGAATCATCGCCATCAAGATTTAAGTATTGTCCATAATGAGTTCCAGCAGCTGTTACGTAACCTGCCCCGTCGTCATCGCGCGCTGGAACAATTGACGGTTTCTTTGCTGGATCGTCAGTGACTGCTCTTTTGATTTCAAACCCAAAAAGTTTTATACCTTTATCTGCCATTATAAATTCCTAAATTAGAGGTAAAGAAGAGCGAGCGAACCCGCTCTTCTTTTTTATTTATTTAAGTCGTAGTAGATGGATTTAGCGAATCATAGTACTGATACTGGAAAGTAACGCTGAATTCTTCGATCACATCGTTAGTTTCGTAGCTCAGTTCAATTGGACTTAGATCTGTTGGAAATGCTCCACGGAAGAGATACTCTTTCAGTGTAGATCCATCTCTATCCAACTGTTCGACTTTAAGATCTGCTTCATATGCAATTGGTGCTGTCAGACCAGTATTTGCACTGTGTGCATTAATACCATTCATCCAACGTTCCATTGCATTTCTTACCGCAAAGTCCGTGTCGTTGATAATAGTGACTGTCCATTCTGCGAATGTACGATCACCAGCCATCTTCAATTGGCGTCCACGAAATGGAACTGTAATAAGTCCCATCGTTGAGCCTGGAAGCTGCGCGGTTTTGCAAAGAAACGATGTGAGTTCTGCATCGCCATTTGCGTATCCCGGGAAGTTAATGGTCGCTTTGAATAAATTCGGTCTAGCGCCACCACCTCTCAGTTTGGACTTAAAGTCGTCAACTCCTAATACTGCCATTTTCTTATCTCCTTAGCGCTATTAAACTGTGCCAACGACTTCTTCAAAGTCGACACCAGTTCTAACTGCCACAAAGTTAAGAGTGACATAGTTGATTGAACGAGCCGGTTTGATGAAGATGTTAGCGATAAATTCATTGCGATCTACTACTGCCGCTGTATTGTTTGTTTCGTCACAAACAACGCGGAAGTCTGTAATACCACGACGACCTTTTACTTCTCTTAAAACCGGTTCAACGATATTGACAAATTCAGCTCTTGTGAATTCATCATTGAATTCAAACATAACTGATTCTGCCGCTCTACTGATAGCTCTTTCAAGTACCAAGAAGAGACGACGTACGTTGATACGATCAAATGCTGATACTCTACCAAGGTGAGTCTTATCACCAAAGAGAATAACACCCGAACCTGGAATATTAGCAACTGGGTTAATTGACGCCTTATAAAGCGTATCCCGTTGAGTTTTGGTTGGGGTATATGCAAGAGAAGTGATTCCTAAATACTGACCTCTTCGAGAACCAGCTGGTGAGAACCATGGTGCACGATTAAGATCAGTTGCGGCCATGATACCAGCAGTTGAAGAAGCAGCTGGGATATGAATGTACTGATCGTTATACTTATCGTAAACTTTCAGATAGTTACCATCCATTACAAGGTAAGACGAGTTTGTAAACGTGTTACCGGTAGTAACAGCATTTGTTACAGCTGTTGCTGCGGAAGTTATGTTTACGATATCGTTTCTAGCAGGTGAAGTTACTACAACGCAGTCTTTTCTTAAACTACCAGCAGTAGCGATAAGATCATTAACGACTGTAGTTTGATTTGCTCTTGCTGTCATGCCAGGAGCGATAAGGAAATCGATTTCAACGATGTCTTTATCCTCAAGTAAGTCATGACCGGTAGCAAATTCAGCGGTTGTAAGAGAACCTGAGTTAACTCCAGCTGAGAGAGTATACGTAGATGCAGCTTCTTTTCCGTTATAGAAATGATAGTTAGATTCTGCTGTTGTTCCAGCTGCAACCTGTGTATAACCACTTACAACTGCAACATCTGAATCATAAATTGGATTCTTATAGTCTGAATCCCAATCAATCATATGGATATAGCTAGAACGCTCATTAATGTAATCGGGGGCATAGATATTCTGGCCCTCAATGTTCTTAGCATCTGAAGCAGCTGAAAGAAACGGGAATGTTTCAAGTATTGTACCAGATGTTCCGGTAAATTTACCTAGTCTGTCGACTACAACTACGTGAACTTCGTCCATTAATGAGTTTTTAGCGATAGCCCATACACTACTTCTTGGTCTCTTATCGAAACTTGATTTATATGTCCAAGCTTCAAAAGCATCAGAGTCAGCTGGGCACATAGAAACTGTTAATGAGTTACCAAGTTCGCCTGGATATCTGGCAATAAAAGTGTGTGAATTTGAATCTAATGCCGCTAGTTGAGCATCAAAATCTGTTTTGTTTTTAACAGTAGGCGCTGCAAGTGAACCAGCACTATCAACGGCTAACTGACCAGTTGTTGCTCTTGCGTTCTTTGCTGCAGAAGTAACTGCACGAACTACTTGAAGTGAATTTGAGTACCGCAAATAATATGCAGCACTGTGGAAATCTACTGTGTTTGAGGAGTCTGGAGAAGCAAAATTATCTACTAACTCGGCTTCGTTAGCAATAAGAGTTCTTTGCTCGGCTGGACCCCACCTAAAATTTCCTACGATTGCCCCGGTAGTCGACTGGACATTGGGCACACCGCCAGTCAGATCTACCTCTTTGACAACAACCGCTGGTGATTCGGACGGTGTAAAGAGTGCCATGAATTTTTTTCCTTTTCGATAGACTAATTATAAGCAAAACATAATACGGTTGTTCAATTATGCTATTATTTATACTTTTACCATTCTTCAGTACTCTGATACTCAATAGCCCATGGATGATCTTTCTTCTCTAATTTCTCTATATGTTCAGTTGCATCATCGATAAAGCCAAATGGAACAATATCATCTTCAATATCTTTCATTTGTTTTTTAAATAACATATCTTTAAGATTAATATCAGTCATATCACCAAAGTATTGAGTAGATGAGAAGTAACCAAACATAACTAAGTTCATCATTAAATCATCATGATTTCCATCAGCTGCTTCATATGATTGACCTTTAGAAACAAAAGTGGATATTTCTAGAATAGTATTTTCATCCACAATTTTAAGTTTATTGTTTTCTAATATATCTTTAATTGCAGAACAACCCAATCGCTTTGTTTTACGATTAATTTCGATTCCAATTCTATTAGCTTTAATTGCTGACTCTACATGAACATTATCATACTCTAAGTCATGATATACACCATTACAAACAACCGAGCCTTGATCATTTGATTCAATAACTACATATGCGTCATTATAAACTTTTGCGTACTTATAAATAATATTCGGGAAGAGCAAGGGCGAGATAGTGTTGTTGCGATATACAGCAACCTGTTCAAACGGGGAAACGCTAATATCGATCAAATTAAAAGTAGAATAGTCCTGGCCTCTTCCCTTTGATACATCGACAGTCATGATATAATCATGATTCTTTTCTGTTTCTTTATAAACTAAAAGATCTCCACCTTCCAGTGCCTTCTTATATGGTTCTGCTCTGAAACCCATCAATGTTTCAGCATTAATAAGTGTGTCACCTGTCCCGAAAAAGGTGTTACCGAATTCCTGGTCAAACTGTAGCTGAGAAGTATTAGCTATTGTTTGTGTTTTCCATTCTTCGTCTCTTCCTGGAACGTCCCACCAGTCGACTCTGAAAGGAGTGAATTCATTAATTCCCTGCACTGCTCCTTCCCATATCTTATAGAAAGTATTGCCGATACCATTCGCAGTTGAGGTAACGATAATTTTTGTATCCTTGCCTGAAGATACAACCGGATATGTTGAGGTATAGAACTCATTTGCTCTCTCCACAAACGCGAACTCGTCTAGATAAAGAAGGTTAACAGAAAGACCCCGGATAGAACTGCCAGAAGTAGCAGAGGCGATAATACGAGAATTATTACTAAACTCAAGAGAACCTTTGTTAAGTGCTTTACACCCTGGTTGTAAAAAGAACGGAATGTTTTCAAGCATAAGCGTGATACGTGCAAGCATTTCACGAGCTGTCGCGCCTTTATTAGCGAGGACAGCAACCAGTTTTTCGCTATTAAAAAGCGCGAACCAAAGGAGATATGCGCATGCCGATATGGATTTTCCGCTTTGACGGCAGGCGAGAACAATGTTAAACCTATGCTCATTAAAGTGTCCAAACATTTTCTTTTGATAAGGATACAGTTCAAATGGCACTAATCCTCTGTCAAGTGAAATTACTTTACAATATTTCTCCGCAAAATAAACAGGATCTTTACTACACTTATAGTATTCCTGTACTAATTCCTTTGTCCATTCTTGTATAACTCCGTCACGTTTTACGTTTGGGTTACCAAGATAGGTTTCATTCTGGTGTGACATCTATAATATCACTTTCATCGTTTAATAATCTTTGAAGATCTGCAGTCGATCCAAGAAAGATATTATTGGTAGTATTACCAGCCAACTTTTTCACTTCTTCAGATGAAATATCCTTATTCTTTTTATTTAAGTCCATTAACTTATCGTTAATGTCTGCCATATTTTTCATCATATTAGATAAGACCTCAAAAGCTCGAGGATGCTCAGATTCTTTTGCAACTTCAATCATTAACTCTAAGGCGTCTTTACCTTTTTCTAATATATCATAATAAGTGTCTCGAGAATATTCGTAATCACTTTTTATATTATCTTTATCATGCACTGTCATAAGTTAAATCAATCGTTGTTGTAAATCCAAAGTCACTATCTGCTAATCCTATAATTGAAGTTGGGTTTGGAACTACTGAAATTCTCTCTAATTTAATATCAGAGTCTGCCAAACCGTTTTCTTGCAAATATAAATCAACATTCGAAGTTCTTATAATTTCGCCAGTATTTATTGATCCATAGAAACTCACTTTCATCTCAAAATCTAGAGTGTAGATAATGGTTCTTCTTTGCTCCATAGCCCCTTCAAAATCATCTGAGAAAGACAGACTTTGAATGACAATCGGAATATCTTCTTTAAAGTTAGGATATTCTGTTGCAAATGGTTTAATAGTTAAAGAGTACTGCGGATTAAATGTAGGTAAGATCTGTTCTACAATTTGTAAGGCATCGTCTTGATTCTTTGCGTAAACGTTTAACTGAAAGTTAATATTATACGGTACAGGAGAATAAAATTTCTGTCTGTTTGTGATCGCAGTTCCAAGAGTATTAAAATTAGATAGTTTTGTTAATTGTCTGGTTGCATCATAAGAAAATGAAGTGATCTCAAATGACATTCGAGGAAGTTTTATAGCTACTTGAGTGTTTTGACTTAAATCGGGATTTTCTCGGATTCTCTCAAGATATTTTTGTTTAGGAGCATATGACAAGGGTACCTTTACTTGGCCGTTTTGTCTAACAACATATATGTTATTAAAAAGCGCTCCAAATATTGCTACGCATTTTCTAATTTTTTGATGATAAAAATGTGTACCAAACATTAATTAAACTCCGGATCCCCAAATGGGTTATCCTCACTAAAATCGAGGAAGCTAAGTGATGACGGGCTAAAGTCATCGTTTTGTTCATTAGAAGATAATTGATTATCCTCAGTAAAGGCTGTAACACCAAAATCTGAATCTGTTATACGATCCGCGGCTCCACTAATAGTAATCTTTCGAGTTAACCATTCATGATATTTATTATCGCTGGCATTAACATGAACCAGATGCAACTTCTGATCTGAGTCACTCCAACCAATAATCTCACCAGTAAGAGTGATGTTATCAGCACTATCAATAATTTGAGTTGCTGTTTCACCAACTTTAATATGACCACTAGTAGCGTCAAGTGTAAGAATATATTCATAAGAATAATCAGCCTCAATTTTATCGATAGCAGCGATACCAGTGTTGAGATTTTCATCACTGTATTCAAAGAGCTGGCATCTCATCTTAAAAACTGGAAGATTACTTAATTGATAAAATGGTTGCTCGTGTTCGACGTGCATAATTTGAAATAGCTTATTAGTAAGCGGAAGAAAGATAAGATCTCCTTCTAAAGGTCTCACTGAGGTCACTGATGGATTTTCACGTCCAACTTGTTGAGTCCATCTTCGTCTAGACACTACAAAAGTAGCCTCATCTCGAATCTCTACTCCAAATCGAGTAAAGAGATCTCCCTCACCGTCAAAACCCTCGACGTTTTCTATATACATCTCTATCTTATTTGAAGAAGAAAAGGTAGATGGAATATCGTCGCCAAAAATTGTGTCTTCGTTTACTAATGTACGAGGAAGATAATAGACATCTTGTCCATACATCTTTAGAGACTCTATGATTATATCCTCATAAAGATTTTGTTCTGATTTTACTTTTTGGCTGAAATACCGATTAGTTGCCATTTTATTACCCTACAAAAAAGTCTACAGGTAATTCATGTTCAAGTCTTATCGTTTCCCTTAATTGAGTTATTTCTCCGGTTGCGTCATCATATATTTGTCTACCGTTTAATGTCACTCCACCAGGAAGTTGCATACCTTCAAACTTTATAAGATTCTGACCCCATTGTTGCTTTATCAATGCAGTAGTATATTCCTTTAACCACATATCATTCCAGACTTTAGAGTAAGCCGCTCCGTCTACGGGTCTGAATGCTTCATAAACAATGTACTCTCCCGATTGTATGTCTTCATCGGCAAAATCACCATGAATATAAAGTCTATTCATTTTACGAGAATATGTTACCTGAGGTGTGCCATTCAGTTTCATATCTAGTAAAGAAAGGTACTGTTGAAGTTGTTCATAATAAGCAAGATCTCCCGCAAAATTTTGAAGATCCGCGATATCGTTTAACATCATCTGATATTTAATATCAAAGAAATTAAATGAAGAGTTGAATGAGCTTGACACAGCAAACATCTTAGTAACATATAAGACGTCGCTTGGAACTATAATATATTCTCGAGAAACATCACTATCACCAATTAAATGAGAGATATAAGTTCTATAAGTTGCCTCGCTATGAAACTCTTGCCAGTACTGAAGCGCCTCATCTACGCGATCTTCTAGTTGATCCTCATCAACGTTAATCTCAATGACAGGATCACCGAGTCTACGTTTACAATATTCAATAAGTGTCGCTCGAGAACTTGGATTAGCCATTATGTTGCACTTCCTATAACTGTTTTAAGCGTTGTACCAGCGCTGTTCTTAATAAGTAATGTAGATGCTGAAGCAAATGCTGAACTTGTAAGACCAGAAATTCTACCAGTCGGTACAGTTCCGGTGCTTAAATTTGATGCGTTTGTATAATAAGAACCCTGTTGGCCATCAAGTAAGTCAGCATCTAATCCAGTTCCTGCACCGTCGTTTCCAGCATGCCAGATACGATATGAGTTTGCACCGTAACTCCAGCCACCTACTGCAAAATCATTGATTCCTCCATCCATACCGAAATATCCAGCAACATCACCAGCGACATGGAATGCTACAAACGCATCACCACCAACAGCATCATTATAAACTTCAAAAGCGCCTTGTGAACTAGTTGCAGTATCTATTCCGTCCCAGTTCTGATTAGCGTTAGCGCGAAATTGAATTCTTTGATCAGCCTGATCAGCGGTATCACTACGCAAGAATTGCGCGCTACTTACACCATCGAGTGTATCTGCATCTAATCCAGAACCTGAACCATCAACTGTCTTAATTGCGTCTAATAGATTAGTTGCCGTTATTGCTCCAGTTAAAGAATTAACAGAAGTAACACCAGTATTTGTAACAGTTGGAGTACCGCCTTCAGCAGCAGCTCCAACAGAAATACCAGTTCCAGCGACCAAGGATGCAACATAGTTACCAGTGGTATCAGTTCCAAGTGCTACTGAGTTAGCAGCAATTGTTGTCGCAATTGAGATATTACCTGAACCAGTAAAGGTTGCCGAAGTACCTGTTACATCACCAGTTAATGATAATGATCTACCTGTTTCCCAAGCAGATGCAGTTGAGGCATTACCAGTTAGGTTAGCAGTGATAGTACCTGCACTAAAGTTACCAGATCCATCTCGTGCTACAATAGCTCCGGCAGTATTTGCATTCGTGGCGTTTGAAGTAACTGTAAAGGTTGCTCCACCAGTTTGGTTTGCCGTAAATGTTTGGCTACCAGATAGACCTGTACCAGATACCCCAAGAGTAAGTGTACCATTACCGATAGTAGGTGCACCAGTTAACGAACTATACTGATAATCTTGTCTTGCTTGAACATACGCAGAATCAACTGTACTTGAAACATATGCCTGATTTGCAAGAGTACCAGTTGTTGGTAAAGTAACACTTGTGGTACCAGTTGTCGTTAATGTTGTACTATGAGAACCAGTATTAAATTCTGCACCAGTACTTAAGTTACCAGCAAGTGAAATAGTTCTATCGGCGTTATTTACATCAAGGGTTAAGGTTCTATCTGCTGAAAGAATTGGACTTACGTTATTTGAAAGGATTCTTGTTTCATAAGCAGCAGTTGTTGCATCTCTTAAACCAAATGTTGAGATATCGGTCAGAGAAGCTGGACCAGTAATTGTAGGACTATTGATAGTTGGAGAAGTCAGAGTCTTATTTGTAAGAGTTTCAGTTCCACCGGTTGTGGCGACATTCGCATCTGAAACCGCGTTATTTAGTTCTGCTATTGTCATTGCCACTGTATTAACAGTGAAATCGATTGTTTTATTTGTAAGTGTTTGAGTTCCAGCTAAAGTGGTAATTGTAGACGAATCAACTTTGATCGTTGCAGTTGCACCTTTAGCTCCGGCTCCAGTAACTGTAATACCATCACCAGCAGAAATAGTTTTGATATAATTGCCGGACGTATTTGAGTCAAGCGAAATTACGCTTGCTGCAATGATCTCGCTAACTGAAGCGGAATCTAATGCACCGGCAACAAATGAAGTAGATAAAAAAGTACTAAGTTTTGTTGCCATTCTTTTTCCTAACTATTATGCCTGAGCTTCTGACCATCTTAATTGTACTGTTCCTTTAACGTCACCTGCAGCAACTTGCACATTAATGGCTAAGATATCTGGACCATCCGGGAATTGGAAGTCTCCGCCAAGTGGAGCTCCAGACATTTCTTTGAGTTTATCTAATCTAAGAGAAGTTGTAAGTGAATCAGATCTTGATGTGTTACATACGAATGAGAAGACACTTTCACCCGGTTCAGCATAAGTTCCAGTTGACCAAGTGATATCGGACAAGTCTGAAACTTGAGCAAATGAAGGTTGTCCACCTTCAGTAACAGAGTTTAGAGATTTCCAAGTTGCTGTTGAGAAGTTCCTTGGATTAATTACACCTGTAATGATAACCTCACCAGACGTTGAAGAACCACGACCAAGTGATGCCGTAATTTCTTCGAGCAACATCTGAGATCTATTCAACAATTCTTTAGCACCAAGTCTGCCAACACTTGAGTTAGAAACCGAAGGTGCAAGACGAATAAGATAAACTGTTTGCGGTGTAGTTGTAAATGTTAATGTTGGACTCTTATAGTTGAAGAGATAACCACGATCGAAATCAAATCCACCATCCATAATCAGAGCCGAACCCCAGTGTGTGAGAGTTGGTGAACATGTATTTGAAATCTCAATAATACCGGTATTTGTACTGTGAGTAGTTGCTGGACCCGCAGTTAAGTTGTTAGTAGTACCTTGCTGATATTGAGTAAGTGTAGCCGAACGTGTGACACCAGTAAAGTTACCAGGCCCATCAGTCACGCTTCTGCCAGTATATGTAATAATCTCATTATCAATCATAAGAGTACCAGCATCTGTAAATTCTTGCAAGTTAGCGCCAGGAATTGTAGTTGCCGAACTATCAATTCCTGATGTTAGATATGTAATTGGTGTATCATTCTCAATTGAGTATCTAACTGGCAAGTTACCTGCTCTCATATAAGCTTCGTCGTTGATGTTATTGTTCTTCATTCTGTGAACATACAACCATCTACCATCAGAACCACGAACCATGAAGTGAATGAAACCAGCTCCATACCATGAGTATTCCACTCCAATCATTTGCATCTTGTTGAAGTTCCAGTTAAAACCACTTGGGCCTGTCCCATCAGCTTTATCCATATTCCATTTAGATTGTGGAACACGCTTTTCTGTAATTGCTTGTCCTCTTACGCCTGCTGCTGTGATACCTCTATAGTCAGGAGTAATATTTATTGTGGTGTTACTTACTACTTGTGTTACGAAGTGAGTCATACCACGAATAATAATCTTTTCACCGGCTCTTACTTGCTCTGTAAATCGAGTATTTGATCCAGTAACTACAGCGCTATTTTGGGTTACGTTCATTGTACCACTAATGTTTTGAGTAGATCTTCTCTGAACTGCGAACATCTGGTTACCGTCAAATTCAAAGAACACCCCATTCTGGTCATCAAAAATACCAGCTCTTACCGCTGCACCTATCCATGATCTTACTTGAATTTTTGAAACTTTTTCTAAAACTGCTACTGTATCGCCAAGAGCTCCACTTGCAGTGACTGTAAATGTATAGTCATCTACAATTGATGCTACAGTATAGACTCCTTCATATCCAGAAGTAATTACACCTTGAAGATACACACTTGCTCCTGGCTGAAGACCGTGATCGATATCATCAGTCTTTACTGTGATAGTTGAAGCTGGTGCTGTTCCACTTGCTGTAATACTCTGTGTATCATATACTGGTGCAAAGAGTGTACCAGATGACCAAAGGAAACCTTTACCAGACTGATATCTAAAATGTCTTTTTGTTTGACGAACAACCGTTGCGGCATATGTCGGTGTTTTTGTTGAAAGAATAACACCACCATCTGCTGGTCTATGAAGAATTGTTGCGTTTGATAATGCATACAGTGTTACAGAGGCAGGTGAAGTAACAGCAGCACCACCTCTAGCAGTATATGTTAGAGAAGTTGTTGTTGGTACCGATTTAATAAAGAACGGACCAGATGCAAGATCTGCGTTTGTACCACTACCAACTGCTGTATGAATATTTGTTCCAGGGATCAATCCATGTGGATTAGTAAAGTTTAATGTAATTACAGAAGGGTCAGCACCACTAGAGGTTGCTGATGCAACTGGAATAGAGGCATTAGCGTATATTCCACCGCGTCTTGCAAGAGATTCTTCCGTGTATAAACTATTACCATCAGCAGCACCAACAATACCTCGAGCAAAGAAAGTAACAGAAGTACTTGTTGGTGCTGAGTCAATAACAAAACTACCATCAGCTCTCGAGAATCCAGCGATACCAGAACTTAATCCGGATACGTTAACAACATCTCCAGAAGCCATGGCGTGATCAGAATCAAATGTAACCGTGATTACACTATTAGTTGAACTTGTAGTTGTATAATCTGTAGTGATATCTGAAATTGACAAATCGATTCCAGGAATGTCATACACAGAAGGATAACCTTTAACTGTTCCGTAACCAGCCCATTTAGTAGGCTGAAGTCCGTATTCAAAGTCGGCGTCGATGAGAGATTGAGGATTTGAAACTCGCATTCTTTCAATAGCATCAGTACCAAACTGCCAGGGACGAACAGTGGTACCGTAACCTTCAGTTTCATTATCTACATAGATTTGAATTGCATCACCTGCGCTCATAGTTGCTGTATTAGCTTGTAACGTGATAGTTGTGTAACCATCATGATAGGTATCAACTGTCGGCCAATCCGCAGAATCCACGCCGGCAGTAAATGTCGCTGTAGTACCGGCAAATGTCGTATCAGCAAAGTTATAGATGATAACGTTATCAGTCACGTTTGTAATAAGAAGAATCTTATCAAGTGTATATCTACCTGCGAATGTGATCGTTCCAGATCCAGCTCCAGCTGGTGTAAATACATAATCTCTGATTAGTGTTTTAGCCATTATTAATTTTTCCCTGTTATCCTAATGCTATTGAGAATGCAATTGCTTGTGATGGTGATACAAAGTTACCAGCATCTGCAGAATCACCTTTAGCACCTGTTTCACCTCTTTGACCGATACTAGAATATACCTGCCATGTTGTATTTATATAGATAAGTTCTATTATACTTTGACCTAAATCTAATTCAAAGTCGTCAGCAATTCCTTCGATTGTTTCACCGTTTCTTAAGAGAGTAACTGAATTGTTTACCCAGTTACCTGTATCAATAAATCTAACGTAGTCACCAGTAGTTGGTGAAGCTGGAAGAGTGACATTAACTGCACCGGTTGTGGTGTTAATTGCATATCTACCAGCAGATACCGCAGTAAAGTCTGATTCATACTCTACATAATTTGTTGAGAACGCTCTAAAGTCTGAATCAAATCCAAGATATTGACCACGTAATCCGCCAAAATTCCAGATTGGATAAGTCACTGTTGAGTCATCTAGATTAATAGTTCTATCTGGTACAGAAGAGTCTAATCCATTTTGTACTAGTCCGGCAAAGACGTGCCATTCACCGGTGGTAGCGTCACGAACAAATCCCGCTCTTCTAATCGTTGCCCCACCGTCATTTGAGTATCTACCAACTAGACCAAGATCGTAAAGATCTGAAGTGTTAGAATCTCCGACCTTAATGAGTGGTTCAGTAATACGAAGATCAACATATGAACTAATAGTTTCTGAACCAACTACGTTCAGATTACCGTTAATTGTAAGATCACCAGTGACAAGGGCTCCAGCAAATGTAGGTGAATCACTAGTTCCAATCTCTTGTCCAATCGCGATTGATCCACTAGTTATAGTAACTCCAGTTCCTCCTGAGAAGTGAGCTCTTACTTCAGATGCAGTTGGACCAGTATATGTGAGAACACCTGTTCCGGAATTATATGAGAGTGAACCATCACCACCAGCATCGTTAACAGATATCGCTCCACGAGCAAGTGTATTACTAAAGTATTTGTTAGTTGTACCATTAGCCAGATCATCAGCGTTCTTTGTTGCAAGTCTTGCATCAAAATCTGAATCAGCTCTTGCTGTCGTGTAGTATAGATTAGTACCCTCAGTAAGATTAGTAGTGACATGATTTGTGATATCACTTACCTGACCAGTTACGTCTCCGATGAATGTACCTGCACCGGTTAACTGAACGTTTCCTGTCGCGTAGATATCAGCACCACGAAGGTTACCACTTACACCAATACCACCGGTAACTACCAGAGCACCGGTTGTTTTACTGTTTGATTGCTGTTGAGAGTGAACCGTAACATTACCAGCCGGTGACATTTCAAACATGGTACGGCCAAATCTCATAGTAAATGGATCGGCTACTCCAGTTTTAACACCCTTCTTAATCTTAAATGTGGTGGCTGAATCTTGAAATCCTAAGATGAATTCATTTGAAACTGCATCGCCTCTTACACCAATTCCATGATAGAATTGATTAGGCATACCAAGAGCAATGATTGCTGCATTGTGATCAGATTGATCAGCGCTGAATGTTAAGACATCAATATTACTGTCACCAAGCATAATATCATTATTGAATGAGATCGATCCATGAGATTCTTCGTAGATACTAACATTACCGACCATTACATCAGAAAGTGTGATATTTTTAAATCCACCGAGTGTAGTAACAAATGATCCACCATCAGCAGTACTAATAGTTAACTTATTCGTCGCAGAATCAAATGCAGTGCTTGAAACACCAGCTACAGAAACTGTACCGATTGAATCGATTTGTCCTTGAGCATTGACTGTGAATCTTGGGATCAGTGTAGAGGAACCATATGTTCCTGCAGCTACACCTGTATTTGTAATACTGATTTGACCAGTAGAAGAATCATAAGTGATTCCAGTTGTTCCAGCAAAATGAGCTCTTGTTTCAGAAGCAGATGGACCAGTGTATGAAATTACACCAGTTGAAGTGGTATATGTTAGGCTTCCATCTCCACCGTTATCTGTTACTGATACTGATTCTCTTGCTCTCTTTGCAGTAAAGTCTGAGTCAGCAATAGTTTGTACAAATGATCCACCATCAGCAGTGTTAATAGTTAACTGTCCAGCGGCTGAGTCAAATGAAGTACTCGATACACCTGCAACTGAAACTACTTTTGCTGAATCAATTTGGCCTTGGGCATTTACACTAAAGACTGGGATCTCAGTAGAAGAACCATATGTTGTAGCAACTACGCCACTATTTGTTATATCGATAACACCGGTAGATGCAGTGTAGGTAATACCAGTTCCACCAGATACCGCGTTCTTAGCGTCACTATCTGCTCTTGCTGTGGTATAATAAAGGTTTGTGCTACCTTCAGAAAGATTATCGGTTGTTCTAGTTGCGATACTTGCGTCAAAGTCAGAATCAACTCGGTCAGTACGGTAATAAAGATTTGTAGAACCTTCAGATAATTGATCAGTTGTTGCAGTTAAGATATTACCCGTGATTGTAACATTACCACCGATATAGGCTGCACCGTCAATATCAGCACCGCTTGCTCTGATATTTCCGATGACATTCA